GCTATCTTTCACAAAATAAGGGCGTATGATAAAACTTGAACTCATAGCAACCATAGTATTGTTAGGGTTAGATGTTACCGAGTTTGCAGATATGGTGCCTCCTGCTCCGGGCCGGTGTACAAGTTGGAAACGATATTTATTTTGATGATGATTGAGTTCTTCAATCATTCCTCTTATTGTTGTGACCTGGTTGTTTCCCATATTAAACCCCCAAACAATATTGATTTCTTCTTGTGCATGCCCTAACGAAAAAAAGACCATGAGAACTACTGAAAAAAATATTCTTTTAAACATTTATATTTCCTATCTATTTTGGTGCACTTACAGAAAAACTCTGCTTACGGCTGGCGTTCCACGGGTATCACAGTGGTAAAGGAGTATACTACTCCAGGCGTCTAAGATGCCGACGTCGGAAGAACCCGGCGTTGTTTGTTATTTAGTTAATGTATATGAGCATGAAAAAAAAAGGATCCTTGGGATCCTTTTAATTATACGGAAAATTTATTAATGTCTGGTACGCATGTTAACTACCAGGCCAGGAGTAAATAATCCCTTGCATTTGAAATAAGTCAGTTGCGATTTTTTCTTGAGTGCCAAACGATCTTTTTCACTTATGTCCACAATGGTAATACCATTTTTAGCAGCATCTTGTTCAAACTTGTCGCCGTCGGCTACTGACCATTCACGTTCCATGCGTGAAGCTACCAAGGCGGCATCTCGGAAAGCGACTTGCTGTTTTTCAGTCAATGTGTTCCAAAACTTATTGCTGACAAGAATTGTGGTCATGAACATACTATGCTGTGTTTTCAGTACATGTTTGCCATGAAATCTTAAATATGTGGTTTCAATTGCATCTCCCACATTATTCAGGACATCTTGTTTTTGCCACAAACGTGGTGCAATGGTGATGGCCTTTCCGCCCATGCTTTCGATAGTGGTACCCAACGTAAGGTTATTTTGTGTGACAATGCGCAATCCTTTGAGATCTTCAATGTTAACAATTGGTTTGTTAGATCCAATAACACGGTATCCACCACTGTAAGTAAAGCCAAGTCCGGTAACACCACTCTTTTGTCCCAAGGTAGCACACATCTGCTGACCTATTGGTCCCTCAAGCACTTCACTGACATGATCATGATCATCAAACATAAATGGTAAATCTAACGCATGAAAATCAGGATGCAACATACCCACAATACCAACTTGAATTTGACTCATTTCAATTTGGCTATCAAACAGTGCCTTCCAAAATGCATCAATTCCTTTGTTTATTTTAATTTCAGGATCAGGATAGTTAGGATCTAAAATATCTAGATCGGGGATCTCACCGTAGTTTTTTTTATAGTCAGCGTAGGTCAAGATTTCGACTTCTAATTCGCCAGCACAATGTTTGTTCAAGGCGTCAGAAAATGCCTTTGCAGTACGGACAAATAGATGTTGTGGTTGGTGTGCAATTAACCAACGGATTTTACGAACTTTTTGATTCATGTGTGAACTCCAATATTATATTGTATTTATGTTTATGTATACTAATGAAAATCTATATATTCCAGACTTTCATTCACTGTAAACTGGTGTTATATGACTGTAATAATTTAGTCTGTAAGTAGTTTTAATAACAGTTGTATTATCTACTCGCAAATATTTTGCATTTCTATTACATAGTGGGTCCGTTTCCGCTCTTGAAGCCGATGTACCCGCCTTCTGCTTCAATGCGTTTAATAACATCTTCAAACAAGATAGGTGTGAAGTCTGTGGCTTCCACGCAAACACAGTGGTATCGCGGATCAATCTCAGTGCTGTACAATACAGTTCCGGTCTTGGCATCTACTCCGCGGGCTTTCTTCACACGACTGGCATGCAAGTGTCCGTGAATGTTTACACCAAAGCGACCCAATGAAGCCTCATGCATAGGGATATGACTCAAGATCATCCCGTTCATCACATGGTATGCACGTAACTCACGAAAGTACTCGCGGTATTCGTCATCACGGAAGATGTCGTGGTTACCGCGGATCAATACCTTGTCACCATTCAACCTGGCCAATGTCTTCAAAGCCTTGCGGTTGATAACAACATCACCCAAGTGATACACTTTGTCGTTTGGACGCACACGGTCGTTCCAACGTCGGATCATTTCCTCGTCCATCTCATCTGGATCGTCCCAGGGACGCAATTTCACTTCAGGATCATCTGGATGGGTGAAGCGACAAACACCAGCATGACCAAAGTGTGTGTCGCTTGTTAAAAATACTGCTGGCATCTTGTGCTCCTTGCTTAAAAGTTTATATTCATGTTACGCCAGGCCGCATCGTCTGGCTTTTCGTCGGCATCGTATGTCCAACCCAAGACTTTCATCATCTTGTGCTTGACACGAATGTTTGGAATGCGAGTACGCTCTGCATCAGCAAAGCCCATCATCACACCCACTTCTGCTACAGCACCTGAACGACATAACCCTGCCATGCAATGCACAACCACATTCATGCGGTTCTCCATTGCATGTTGCAACAGGCGCACAATTTCTTGTGCCTGTGCATCGCTGATCAAACAATCTTCGGGAAAGCCATCGTCTGCATCTATGAACTCAAAGTCATGGCGCTCTTTGAACTTGTGCATGGCCTCGGGACGCCAACCAGCAGGGTCTGTAATGCTGATCAGCATGGAGTTTTCACCAGCGGCATGGTGATGACTTTTGGTCACATCAATTGCTGCTATGTTTTCAATCCAAGGCATGCTCGTCTCCTTCTAATACTCAATTATAGCACAAAAGGAGATTTTGGTCAAGTAGTACTAAGTTATTACTTCTTGCCAGGTGTGATCGCCCATGTATTTGACTTGCATGAGATACTCATAATCTTCTGGCACGCCGGTGTTCCAATCTGTTGGACCAGTAAGTACCAGCAGATTTTTTGCGTGTCTTTTGTGCCACACCAACCAATAGCAATTGCCCATGACAATTTGAAAATTGTATTCTGCGGCATACACTGCATCGGTGACATCAAGTCTGCGCCGAATGTCCTGTGCTTGTTTTTCTAGCACTGTGACCAGTTCCATAATGCGATCATATTCTTGCTGGGCATACATCCTGGCATGATTGATCATCAAGTCCTTTTGTTTTTCAACAGGAACTAGATCAAATTGAGGACCTAAGGTGCTGGTAGCGTAAGGCGTTACATTACGGTTAAAAAAATGTACCAGGGTGTTGCCGGTAGTGATGTCAAAACTGTCTTGACCCTTGGCTGAGTTTGGCTGATCAATATCCGCCATTGTCTCGGTAGCGACGACGTGGTTCGATGTCCAACTGCTTGTACAAATAATCTCGACCAACCAACCCAAGTTCAATTTCTTTAAGAGCCGTTACCACTGCACTATGCTTGGGGCCATCAACACGTGGTTTGTCGCCACGTCCTAATTCCCTAGCACGACGAGCACCAATTAGTACTAGGTCATATCGATTCTCCACTGCGGCCACTGCGGCTTCATTAGAAAGCCCCAGGGTAGCTTCGTATGCCAGCTCATCTTGTCTAGTTTGTACGTTATTCATCTTGGTCCTTTGTTGTTAATCCGTTTGAATGTGTGTCGCGAATTACTTCCACGTTTTGGAACAATCGCTTTTCTTGTTGAGTCAGCTTGTCTTTGTGCGTCTTGCGTGGGTTTCCACACAGGTAACATTGTGGATTCCCACAATCCATGGCATGGTGTTTGGCCAGTCTATGGGTTTGTTTGATGTTACGCTGGTTGTATGTTGCATGGCTTTTGGCAATTTTTACTTGCCTTGAAATTGCCACATCTGTTTTGTGGCGTCGTTTTGAGTTTATAAATTTGGCTAGATCGTTGCTCATACAGTTATTTAAGTAGGACGAAACTTAGTATAACAGGTTTCGTTCCGTGGGTCAACTAAAAAGGCTACGAAGCAAAGGTTCTTTGTAGATCATTTCGGCACCCACAATGCCTAGTACACCTGACCCGATATAGATTGCACGTGGCCAACGTTCTAACATGCGATTGACCATGGTAGAACCAAACAGGATGATTGGCACTGAAATCAGCAAACCAAAGATTATGACCAACCAGTTGCCACCGGCTGCCGCGGCAATACCTAGAGCATTGTCTATGCCCATCACAGCATCAGCCATCAGTATAGTGCCCATGGCCGCCCAGAATGTGTCTGCGGTGTGATCAGTGTGTTCTTCAGCGTCAGCGAATGCCAGTTTCCAAGCGATGTAAAACAATGCTAGTCCGCCTACTAATCGTAGTCCAGGAACAGCCAACAAAAAAGTAAGAACAGCAACGCTGGCAAATCGTATGCCTATGGCTCCAACTGTTCCCCATACGATTGCTCGGCGGCGAAGATGTGGTGGTAGTTTGTTGGCAACCATGCCAATGATAAGTGCATTATCACCAGCCAATACAATATCAATTAAAATAACAGCCAGAACGGCCCATGCGGATGCGAGAATTAACTCCATGAGAGTCTCCTTAAAGAATGGTCTTGCCCAAGACCTATTCTCCCTAGCACCGGGTGTGTTCTGCAACACACCGTATTGACGATACTAGGACCTACTATTAGTAGGCAGGCTACTCCCCACGAAGTATTTATACTAAATCAGTTCATATTCTTCTTTACCGCAACCACACTCTGGACAGTTATAGTATTTTGGCAAATCTTCGAACTTGCCATCTGTCTCTTCATTGTGGACATGGCCACACACAGTGCATACGTATTCCATATCAGTCCTTATTGTGCTTCTTTGTGAGCAGTCAAGGCTTTGGTAAAGCGGTTGGCGTGTGAACGTTCGGCTTTGGCCAGGGTCTCAAACCAGTCAGCAATTTCGTCCAAGCCTTCATCGCGAGCAGTTTTGGCCATGCCAGGATACATGTCAGTGTATTCATGGGTCTCACCGTGTATGGCCGACTCCAATGCTTCGGCAGTGGTCTTGGCTGCCATGCCTGTGGCAGGATCTCCTGAACCACCATCAATCAGATATTCCATGTGACCATGTGCGTGGCCTGTTTCGCCTTCGGCCGTGCTACGGAACAGGGCTGAGATATCATTGTCCCCGGCTACGTCGGCCATGTTTGCAAAATACAAATAACGACGATTGGCCTGGCTTTCTCCGGCAAATGCCGCTTTTAAGTTTTGTTCGGTAAGTGTACCTTTTACAGATTGTGTCATATTTCCTCCTTGTAGACAACACTATTATATAGTATAGGAGATGGCTAAGTCAAGGCATTTTGCCATTGATTTTTTCAATGAGGATAATAAAAAACTTTTGGCCGGCCCTGAGAGGATCGAACTCCCATCTCCGGGTTCGAAGCCCGGAATTCTATCCATTGAACTAAAGGCCGAATATGGTGCTCTCAGGAGGTTACGCTCCTCCGTTTCGGCATTACCAATGCCGTGTAATGCTATTATACTATGAGAGCAATTGGAGCGGGATAGGAGAATCGAACTCCTACGATAACCTTGGCAAGGTCACAGGCAACCATTACATCAATCCCGCATAAACTTTTACGCCGCCAAGCTCTTGAATCTATCTGCGGCATAACTGGCTGCAAACGCATCGGGTTTGACAAAAGGTATAACATTACATACCCCTTTGATATAGCCAATTGCTTGGCTGATAACGCAACTTGACCCATGCATTTCATCTGGGTTGATGTCCAAGTGAACTTCAACTTCACGTCCTTCTAGCACTTCTGCCAGCTTCAAATACAGCTCACTTACCTTGTACACTTCAGTCATTAAGCGTAGTGCAGGTCGTGATGCTCGCTGATCATAGTCGCGCTCGCGTTGTACTTCACCAAACAGTTTGCAACCGTTGTTGCCGTTGATGTGTACCACAATGGCCAACACATAGTCAGCATACCATGCACCGTCAATCTTCACACGCTCTGAATCACAACCAAGATAGATTTTTGTTTCGGGCGTTTGAGCCCGTATAAACTCTGCCACTTGGTCAATGTCTAGTTTTTTCATCATCGTCTTTCTATTTAACTTGAAAACTATTACAGTTTTATTAATGGTGCCCCAGGTCGGACTCGAACCGACACGCACTAGGCACTGGCTTCTAAGACCAGCGTGGCTACCATTACACCACCGGGGCAATAAATATGATTATGATTACAGCTGAAGAAGCCATGCAAACTCTATACCAAATGGCCGGTACACAATCGTATGCGCCGAGAATTTATTCTACTACATCAAGACAGTTTAGATCTAATCCTATACTTGAACCACAAGTGAAAGAGTTCAAACTGAATCCTTTGTTGGTGCCTCCTCCAGGTTCCGACCCTGGTTCCCCGGATTTTCAGTCCGGTGCTATGACCACATCAGCTAAAGAGGCATAATGGTACCTCGTGACAGAATCGAACTGCCGTAACCGCCGTGTAAAGACGGAGTTCTACCATTAAACTAACGAGGCCAATTTGGCGGAAGACGGAGGAGTCGAACCCCATCCAATTTCTCAGAACCTGGTTTTCAAGGCCAGTCGCGGCACCAACCCCGCTGCATCATCTTCCATGTTGAATTAGAAAAAGTACTACCCGATGTTTAAGGGTACGGAACATCCTTTCGGGTAGCCCCCATCCCTCCAGCAACATAACACGACTGTGACTGGCAGTCTACCGCGGCTCTCGCCCGTTCAGCGGCGCTGGATCTAATAAGGTCCCTGGTAGTTGGGCTGATAGTCGATCTGTTTTCAACACACTTTTTCTAAACTTGGAGTAGCGGGTGAGATTTGAACTCACGGCTTTACGGATTTGCAATCCGTTCCCTTGGACCACTCGGGCACCGCTACAAAAACTTAACTTGGTACAATATGAGGAATGTAAGGAACGGCTCGAGGTCCGCCGTACATCTGCTCAAACAACTTCTTGGCTTCCTGCGGTGTGCCCGCATAGATACGCTTTTTTTCTTCGCCCTGTGGTGTGCGAACTGTTGTTTCATACATTGGCATATTATTCTCCTAATTGGTCCGAGTAGTAGGATTCAAACCTACGACCCTCTGGTCCCAAACCAGATGCGCTATCAGGCTGCGCTATACTCGGGTAATTTTATTTCTTGGTCAACGCCGGTTCTTGTGTTTTTTCTACTTCTTGTGGGTCGGCAAATCCTGCATTGCCACCAAAACCTTTCCAGCTGTCTTCTGTAAAAATTCTAACAGGTCGCCAGAAGCGGGCAATGATGTTGTTGATCACCACAATTCCAATTGCCACAGCAATAAAGCCTAATGCTGTCAAAACACTACCGGCTAGAAATACAGCCGCTTGATCCATGTCCATATATTTCCTTGAGTTGGAGCGGGGTAGGTTAAACTACATAGCTTTCAAAAAGTCTGCTATGTCCTTTTTCTGAACCCCGTTTACTATCTCTACATAATAAGAAAAAGTAACTTTGATCTTTAGGAAGATCGTCTACTGGAACAATAGCCATTTTTTCTGTTACACTGTTGTATATCGCAAACGCATCAATACTACCGTTCATGTAATCAAAATAGTTATTGTTCTTTTCGTCAGTAGGTTTTAGTTTAACCTCTATCCTGTCATCTTTGTTAGGGGTTCTATACTTAACCTGAACCC